ATCTTATTTGCGCAATTCTTCTATGGCTCTTAATACTACTACTAACTTAAAAGGTACTGCATCATATTTAACGGTACCTATTGATACTGGTTCATCTGGTTTAAATGCTAACGTAAAAATATTGTTTAAAACTATTGTAGTACAAACCGGTGATACTGCACAAATTACTCCTAACGATCAATTTTTTATTAGAGTAAGTAATTAGCATAAGTTCTTATCGAGATACAAAGATATAACCATTTTGTATGAGTTTTGGTAAAAGATACTTTTTAAACAACTCATCATAATTCCTATTATGCATGTTATTTTATTCTTTGTGTAGTAATAATAATATCTTATTTTTTTAGTTCACTTTTATCGTTTAAAATAAATGATTCAAAGTCAGTGCCTGAATATATTGACGGTACAATTTTTTGATCCTTATAATCTAATGTTATAAGGTTAAAATCATCTTTACATGAATTCCAAAGATCTTTATTATCTAAAATATAACCTGGAAATTCTCGAGAATTAGTAGTCGCAAATAGTTGACAATTATATCTTCTTGTTAATTCAATTATCATTGTCCATACTTTTGGCATTATTGAATAATGTATACTATTTTCAATTCCATCAATTAATGCGATACTATCTTTACTATTTATAATAACTACTATTATATAAAAAATTCTTTTATATCCTTGGCCAAGATCCTGCCATTTTTTTCCATCATAATAAAAATGATTAGGGTAACCATCATTATTATATGGTGCATAACAACTAATAATACCAAAAAATTCTGATATTGTAGAACAAATTTCCTTATATTCATCTTTATCAACACAAATTATTTTTTCAACTTTTAAATATTTATTTGTATGACAAAGAAAATTATTATGCATAACAAAATAAGTGTCTATTTTTTCTTGAGTTATAGAATTTAAAATACAAGTCTTACCACTGTTATTACAACCAGAAATAAGATTAATTTTTTTTAAACCATTAAGTTCAAATTTTTGAGAAGTATTCCTAAAATTTTTAATTTTGATAGATTTTAACATGTGCATTTCAGAATCTATCGTTTCTAAATCTTCGCATTCTTCTTCGTCATAGCTATTATTATCGATTTCATCAGAGTAATTATTCATAGTTAATTAATTTTTCTTATTATTTAAATTACCAATTTTAAGCATTAATAATTAACACTTATAGCTACACATCGCCAATTTTTTATCTAGTGGGCTATCTCTAACAGTCAGGTTATAAAATGATGTGTAGCTATAAATGTTAACATGAAGGAATGGCTTGCCAAAAAACATTTATAGAAATAGTAGAACCATTTGCAATTACAAATTCGGATACACTAATACTGTTTATGTAGATAGCAGCACTCGGTTGCGACGGTACATTACATAGTGTCGTTGTAATAATTGGGTTAGCAGTATAAATAATAGGATAACTTACTGTTTTAAAATTAGTTATAGGTACATTTGTAGCAATTCCGCTTTGAATTAATTTACCATCATCAATTAACCATTCTCCAGCAGTCCAAACAATAGGAGTACTGCTATTTGGTAAACTTATATAAGTAAATTTTCTAATAACTGTTGATTGATTAGCGCTAAGAACAGCTAAATAGCCAGCATTTCCTCCAGGTACATAAAATCCATCAGAAATATTTAAATTAACTATAGCAGTTCCTACATTAGTTACCCAAAAATTCATACCAGAAACCGGGTAAGAATTTTCATCAGTTAAAATATTTGTAGCATTAATAGTTAAAGTAGTTGTAGTAGTAGCATTAAAAATTATTAAACAGCCCAGATCAGCATTAGTAACAGTGTAATTAGTTGTTATTTGTTTAACTGCTCTATATTGATTAACTGGGCTGATGTATGACATATTAATTAGCTGTTTCTATAACTAATGCAAGCGCTTGGTACGAATTAGCACATTTCATACTTATTATTGATTGAGCCATATGTAAAGGGTGGATAAACCAAGCTCCCGGATATGGTGCTATTTGTTTTTCAACAGTTATAACTGATTTATCATATTGAAAAAAATCTGCTTCGACTGCATCACACATTTCTCTTTTTTGACCGTATCTATTATAACTATAACAACCTATACTTTGCAAACCGTAGTATTGGCTAGGAGGTTCAGGGAACACCATTTCCCAAATAGCACCTCCATTATGTCCGCCAACAGTAAGAAGTGTTAAAGAGGTAACAGTATTAGGTTTATTTAATTCGCATGTAGGAGGTAATGGAGTAAAATTATCAGCTGGCACATTATTTGCTAATGCCAATCCTGATAATGCTGATAAAAAGATATATTGAAGAAGTTTTTTTGTTTTCATTATAAATTTGCCTTTCAATGAAAAATTGTTAAAAAAAAGAAACCTTATATGTTAATACTGGATAATGCAATCTTAAACAATCTATTACACCATCCTCTACCAAAATTACTAAAAGTAGGTATTTTCATATATTCTATTGCTCGCAATGATAAAAATTCGTATGATGGTTTATTTATTTGACTATTTAATTTATTTAATGTTATATCGCCAATTAAACCATCTGGTGTTATATTTAAAAATTCTTGCATTAACTTTATCGCCTTGATGCATCCTTGATTTACTGCACAATCGAAATAATATAGTGCTAAGGATGCATCATTTATCTTATCCGCCTTGATTTTATACCAATAATCTTTGCGGTATATTTCCTTAGCTTCTGCCTCACTAAGGTTTCTAATATCTAAGTTCGGATAAGATTTTTTACTAATACCATACTTGGTTTCACCGCCAATATCAGCGGTGTCATTAATGTATCCACCTTCAATAGACAAGATTATAGCACATGCTTTATCAAAATTGTCAACCATTATATAGCTACTTTTATTTTAGTTGCTGAGATAGTTGTACCACCATTAAACTTAGGTTCGCCATAACATGCATGTAATTCTTTCACCTGTTTATCATCATGATATACTATACCAATCAAGCTATCTAAAATAGATTTTAAGCAATTATCTAAATCTATCAATTGACTATAAGGCTGTCCATCTTTTTTTAGTTTAGGATGTATAATAATATTTAAAATTATATTTTCTGTGGTAGGTGTAATATGTGTATATAATGATTGTACTGTTTTCTTAAATAGCTTACCTTGCTTAGAAATAGTGGTTATATTTTTAAAACTTCTATAATAAATATTAGTGCTAACTGGATATGGGGTTTCTATAATCATAATTAATTATTTTTCTGTATGTCTTATCCAATCTTGTAATTGTTCTAATTGATTAGTATTTTTCTCACAAACTGAAAATTGATCTACTATGTAACTGGTAAATTCTGTTGCATTGTAACTTGTGTTTTCGCTATAAACGGTTTGATATGTGCTGGACTTTCCATTAATATTTTTGGCGGTGTCGGAAATTCCAGGCAAGAAGGGCATATTTGTGGACATGGCTTGCTCGTTAACCAACTGCACGAGGAGACCGTTAATATGATTAGACTTATCAAGGCGTTTTTGTACATTTAATAATTGTCCTTTAATTAAATTATTTGTATTATTAACATAATTTATTTGATCAACATAACTATTAATAATAGTTTCGTTGTATAAATTATTAGCCTTTAATTGCAAAATAGTACTTTTTTGATCTAGTATTGTATTTGTTAATAATTTTTGTTGATTTAATAATATGGCATAATGCTTGCCAGCAGTATAAAATAAACTTATTGTAATAGCAACTATAATAGCAAATATTTCGTATTTCATATTTAATCTTTTTTAGCAAGCAACCAGCTATTAACTGCCGTAGTAAACTGTATTAAATATTCAGGATGCTTAAACTGTACATATATGCCACCAATAGCAACAATAGTGCTAACTGTTAATATATGGTCAAATAAAAGTGTAATAACTTTGCTAAAAAATATATCAATTTTTGATGGTTTGTCTTCCATTTTGTACATTTGCTTCCAAAATTGATATGCGTTCATCAAATTTAGTAATTTGATTAATTAATTGGTCTATTTGCTGTGTTCTACTATCATGAATTTGTTGATATTCGTTTATTTGTCTATTAGCAAAAAAAGCGATAACTGAACCAAATAATGTTACACAAAATACAAACACTTGTAATCCACCTTTAATTTGTGAACATTCATTTTTTAATTGATCAAGCTGGTGTGCTTGCTCTTTATTTTCTGTTTTAATATTAATTATATCATCATGAAATCGATCAATTTGTATTTTAAATAAAGTATTTTCTGTTTCATCCATCAACTAATACCTTCTATTACAGAATAACAAGGAGAACCATAATTACTCAAACTTACTCCAGACAGCATTATGCCATAAATATTATTGCTAGCGGTGGCTAATCTACCATTAGTTTCAATTACTGCACTAGAATTAATATTTCTAATATTAGCCACTATACTTTGTGAACCACTTGATACAAAGCCACCTTTGACAGTAATATCTATTATATTATCTTGGGCAGTAGCACCATACCAATTATTATAGCATTTTATATTATTAAGCCCTAATCCACCAAGATTAACAGATGCAGAATTTATTGTCCAATTTACCCCGTCAATTGAAGTCCAAGTTATAGGACTGCTACTAGTACCAGCTAAAAATTGTACACCATCCCAAGTTACAGAACTCATTACATAACCACTAAAAGGACTGGAAGATGTCCAAGTTGTACCATTGCTTGATGTGTAAGCAAGGCCCGCACTAGTTACCGCAACAAATAATCCCAAAGTAGAACTATAAGTTAAACCTGATATAGTTGAAGTGCCGCCAACAGATTGCAGTGTCCATGGTCCACTTGGCGATGATGCAGTACAAATAGTCATATTAGACCCATTAGCCGCACCACCTACTACATATAAACCATTACCATAAGTAATTGCATATAATGTTTGAGTAGTACCAGCGCTGTATGCATTCCAAATTGTTGCATTAGTTGAAGTTAAAATTGTTCCACTTGAACCCACTGCTATAAATAAATTATTTAAAAATATAATAGCATTAAAATTAGCTCCTGATGCCGCTGCTGGTGTAAATACTGTCCAACTAGTACCAGCATTAGTTGAATATGCCATGGATGCTGCAGTTGTTACCACAACAAAAGTGCTTATCCCATAAGCAATATCTTCAATTATAGGAGTACCACTAAAACCAATTGTTATAGATTGCCAATGCACACCATCTGTTGATCTTGCTGCACTTGGTCCAGCTCCCACTAATATAAAATAACCATAGCCATATGCACTGCTTACCCAATTTATACCACTTACAGCTACTTGAGTATTAAAATGTACGCCATCAGTACCGGTCAATATATAACCATTATTATTAACACACATAATATAAAAAGTATTATTGACATATAAACCATTACCACTACCTAAAGAATTTTGTTGTACTGCAAGACCAGTAGCAGCGGCTGCCGGATTTGCTGATAACGATATTCCTTGATAACCAGTAGTAACTACCGTAGATGAATTATAACCCGCATTTAAAAATTGTAATTTAAGAACACCATTATTTTCAATTATATTAGTTGCAGTATCATTAATATTTACCCCATATATTCTAATTCGGTAAGCATTAAATAAACCAGTTGGTGCACCCCACATAGGAATAGCAAGACTAGTTCCTGATAAAGAGGTATAATATATTTTATCAAGTAAAGTTACTCCACTAATTGTTACTAAACTCCAGCTATTACTACCATTACTTACAAAAGCCATAGTATTACGATTACTCAGCAATTTGGGTAAAAAATTAATACCTCCTGAAGGAATGCCGCTAATTGTATCAGTGCCATTAGTAGTGATTCTTATATAGTTTGCACTGGTATCACTTCTTGAAATATCTTGTACTGTAATTTTTGTGCCCGCAGTTATTGAAGATGCTGCAGGTAAAGTCCATAAAAAACTATTTGTAAGTGTTGCGGTTTGCACGACAGTTGCTACATTACTTACTATAGTATAATTTACATTGTTTTCTATGTTGGTATAATTAAATGCTAAATCGCCCGCAGTTATTTGACGTAATGATAATCCTCCACTAGTACCGCTAGGAGTAGCTAAAACTTGGTTGGTGCTTGATACCCATGCTGATAAATTAAAAGTACCAGTAGTGCCGTTAGTATTGCAAATATAGATAGTATCTAAATTTCCATTAGTACCATCACCTCTAATAAAATACCCCACATTATAAGTAACACTAGAATTATAAGCAGCAAGTCCACCAGAACTACTAATACTATTATGAATATTAAGCAATGAAGTGTTTAATCCTACTGTGTTAGTAGTAATACCATTAGTTGGGTCAGCACTAAGAATTGAACCACCATCTATTTCAATACCAGCATCTGCTACACCATTTACTGTAGTCGTTAATTGATTACCATTATAACCATTAGAAACGCTATTAACTATATTAACTGCTGTGGTAGTTACGCCATTAGTGGTGCTAGTTAATGAATTACCACTAGAATTTAAGCTGTGACTATTAATAATATTTGCTGATGAACTAGCTATTCCATTAACCGTACTAGTCATAGCGTTAATAGCTGATGTTAAATTATTAGAATTAATAATTGGTGCAGATGCTGAAGATGCAACACCGTTTACTGCTGTACTTAATGAATTGGCACTAGAAGAAACTGTATTACTATTAATAATATTAACAGTATTTGATGCCACTCCTAATACTGTACTAGTTAAATTATTAGCGCTACTAGTAACATTATTAGTAATAGTTGTTGGATTGGCTATATTAGAACTATTACCAACAAATACCTCACCATTAGGCAAAACATTAGATAATCCATTAGTAATTTGTGTAATAGTATAGTCTCCTGATTGAGCCATTATCACGCCTTGTCTACCAAATACACTTTCTACATTAGCGGTATTTAAAGACCAATTAGCTGCAGTTTGACCAGGTGTACTAACTAATGCTGTGATAGTATCATTAATCGTTACTGGTTCTCCTCCCAAGGTTCCTGCAGTGGTAATAATCCAGTTATCACCCGCTATAATTGCGCCACTTGTACCAGATCCACCAGTACTAGGATATGTGTTACTAGATGCATTATAACCACCACGAAATGATTTACTGCTAGTAGTAGCTCCTGTAATAGCGCTTTGTACTGCTTGACTAGTCATTACTTGAGTATTCACGTTTGCAGTAGGACTAGTAGTAATTGATACACCACTATCTTGTACCTGTCCAGTCCCGCTAACTGTTACAAGATCATTTGCTGTCGGTGTGCTAATTAATGGTTGTACTGATACACTATTGGAACTAACGCCATTTACTATTAATGTTAAGGTTATTCCGCTTAATGTAGCAGCGATACTATTTATAATTGTAGCTGCTGTTGATGCACTGCCACCATTAATGCTAACAGTTATATTATTACTAGTAGAAACAAGAGCGCCTATTAAATTAGTAAGTGCCGCAGCATTTACTGCCGGCAAGGTTGTTGACATTAATGGCTGACCTGAACTATTAGTTACCAATACAGCATTGTCAACAGTATTAATAAAAGAAGTTACACTGACTCCAGATTGATATACTAATTCATTAGCCGCACCACCTGCTATATTAGTGGTTGTAACTGCATTAATATTGGTAATTTGTGAACCATCAAGAGCAGGATATTTGCCGGTGCTATCTAATTGAACTAATTGTGTTGCTGCATTAAATGCATTGCCTTGGGTAGTAATATTAGCTGGTATAGTAGCACTATAATTAGTTAAAGTACCTGCCACATTTCTTTCAATAGGGATGTTATCAGTAGCTTGTAAAATACCACCAGAGGGAAGTTGTGATATTTTTTGGTTTGTTGTCATGATTTTTTAATTAAATTTTTTATTGTTTATTGTTCTGTTAAAAACAATAATGTTTGTGGCGCATTGTATAACTTAAAATTTTCAATAGTAATATTAAACAGCATTTTATATATCCTTATTAAATCACATACCAAGTAAGAATTCCTTGTACAAAAACACAACTTAATTTCAATGTGCTATATGGCGGAACTTGAACATAATTATTCCCCATAATTGTAGTTGTTATACCAATATTGTCACTTTTATAAATTGTACTAGCATATTTTGTCATATTAATTATTGTAATTGGATAAGTACCTGAATCTTGATATATATTATTAGGCAATAAAAATGTATAACTACTATCATTAGATTGTAATAAAATTGTTTGTCCAGGTGTTAAAGATATAGGAGAACTACCAGTAACTGTTGAAGTTTGTGTTGATGCAAATATATAATTTAAATCATTTGATCTAATACCATTATAATTAAGTATCAAATAAGAATCATACACAGAACTTCTTCCAATAACTACATCATTAGCCAAAGGAGTAAGGACGTATTGATAACTACCAGTAACAATTTGATAATTTGGATCTGTTGTATTAATTGAAGGTCTGGCTACTATGTATGCGCTAGCAGAAGGTGTAGCAGTAAAACTAGGGCATTTAAAAAATAAGGGTGTAACATTGTAAGGTGTATTCCAATCTGATACAGTTTGATCTAATGACCTAAAAACTCCTGCTGTAATAGTAGTTTTAAATTGAGTAGAATTATAACTAACTTGCGCTCCATATATAATACATGGTACTAATGAATCAGTTAAATATGTTATGTTATTTAATAACTGAAAAAGCTGAGCATTCATTTCATCAGTTGTAACTAATTGCTCAATCCAATTAATTAAATAATCATCTAAATTTTGATTAAAATCGTTAAGCATGTTATGCAATATTATAAACTACGTTATATGTCAGATTGCCGTATTTTACCATAAAATTGGTAGTACCAATATTTACCCCCTTTATTGTATGCCAAGTAATGATAGCTGGATTAGTACTATAATTATCTTTAATAATTTTAGCTTGTAAAGTTACATCTAATTGTACAGTATCCGAAAATACTGCTATAACATTAAAACTATAATACTGGTTTAAATTTAAGGTGCTATTAATATCGGGAGTAATAATTAATGAAATTGCACTTTTTGGGTTAAATGCATCAGCATAAGCATGAAAATTAGTAAAAGTGGTAGTATCATAGGCAATTGCAAATTCTGTTAATAATCTTATATCACCTTCATAAGTTGCCCCTAAATCAGTAAATAAACCTACATCATCTAATGTTTGATTGTAAAATATTTCATATACTTTGGTTGGTCTAATTAAATTATTAATAAAGTTGTTAATTAAATTAGTTTGTAGTTCGTTAAAAGTTATTAAGCCACCATTTAATATATATATTTCGCCTTCAGTAGTAATTATTTTTGAGTCTAATAAATAAGTGGTAGTACTTAATTCACTATGTCCTACTAATCCTAATATCCAATAATCAAGAATATTAAAAGTATTATCATTAATAAATACTGGTACACTTACGCCAGTTAAAAAATAAATAAATGATGCAATATTGCTACTTACAGTAAATCTTGAAGCATTAGTAATTAATGATAAATTATTTATTAATTGTAGCAACTCATTAGCATATACTGGTGTTATTATATCAAAGTTAAAGAATTCAAAATAATAATCTAATAAATCATTAGCTCGCTCGGGATAAACATTAAAATAACTATTATAAACTGATATTTCACTTTCTGAAATTAATTTTGCAACGGTATTATTATCAAGATAAGTAAAACTATCTGAATCCTGAACGTCAGTATAAACATTTTGTGGTTCTTCTTGTTTTAATAAATTGTAATAATCCATTAAACTATATGGTATTAATGGTAATACTACTTCTATGTTATAAGTTGTTGTATATTCTACTAAACTACCTTCTAATTCAATAAAACCTCCACCTGATGCATCTTCTAATTGAAAAAACCCTGTTCCTGATGCAGATTCAAGTTGTAAAAATCCATTGCCAAAATCACCAAATGGATTATAAGTAACTTGCACAACTAAACTAGTAATTTGATTAGCAATAAATATATTTGGATTATCAACTAATTGCTGCACAACATTAGCATTCAATGTTGGATCTGGAAATAATTGAGTATAGCTTATATTGTCTGAATATGTTATATCAATTAAACTGCCGCCCTCATTTATATAAGCAGCAATTAAAGTAATTGGGTTTGCTACTGTTGGTGGTGTAACAAGTGCTCTAATTATTAGCGTGGGTGTTTTAGGGAAAGAAATAGGAGGTGATAAATCTGCCATTATGCAGTGCTAATATTAATATTAGCAGAATTAATATCATAAACTGCTGGATATTGCAAAGTAAGTGGATCAAATGTATTAGGTACCACAATATTATTAGTACTATTATTAAAATTTAAATCAAAATCAATTACTACTTGCGCATAAATGCCATTAGTAGCATTTAAACCGTCATAAATAACATTTTGCAAATAACTTAATATAATATATTGATTACCATCTAATAAAGTTGTGCCAGCTAATGGTGTCGATAAAATACCACGCCTTAATTCTCTTGCTAATAATTGTGCTACTGAAAGCGTATTGCCTGGTAAAACAGTTGTTAATGATACATTTGGAATTAAACTAACATTGATAATATTAAATGACAATGTGGAATTGACTATATACGTCTCTACTGTACTAAAAAATAACTGATCAAAAGTTGGTCTAACAGATTCAACATAATTACTACAATTGGCTATATCAATAGCTGTTGCAGTTCTACTATAATTACCGAATGCTACATTAGTTAAAATACTATCTATATCAGCATTACCAGACATTAAATATAAATTTAAATAATTTTTACTTAATATATTTGCTACTAATAAATAAACATTGTTGATATTAGGTTGTGATATACACCAGTTATAATAATCAGTTTGGCTGCCTCCTGTTTTTGGCGCTCTTTTGGCAGCTAAAATTCTATATCTAACGCTAGAATCATATTCTATATTAGCTCCATCATTCATTGTTTGTACTGAAAATGCATATTGTATAGAGGTTTTAGTAATATTTAGTACAGTACCAGCTGTTAAACCAGTGCCTGAACCAGTTGTAGCAGATTCAATTTGTACTGGCGTAGTAGTATAATTAGAGGCTGTTAATAATATATTTGTGGTAACTATATAAATAATATTACTGTTATTTAAATTTAATTGATCACCAGATAACATCTGTAAAGTATTTGATCCGGTCAATGGAGTTGTTAACAACATAGTACCAGTTGCAGGGGTAGCAGCTAAGCGAGGAGTAAGATTATAGGTTGATAAATAATAATCTAAAGTGCTGCCACTAGCATTTTGTACAAATACTGCTTGTTGCAAATTATAAGCATTTTGATATACTCCAGAAATAACACCACCTTGAATATTTGCTTTTACATACCAATCTGTAGCCTGTATACGAGGATTAACATTAGGATTTAATGATTGTATATTATTATAATATTCTTCTGTAATTTCACTAGAATTTTTAAATTTATTCATATTATATCTGATTGCCCCAGGTAAGCGGGTTTACTGTAAATTTAATGTCCTGACCTTGATTATCTGTAGCAAGAATGTTAATAATTAATGCACCAAGTGTAAAAATTGGTATTTGAATAGAATTTATTATTAAATCACCTGTACTTGTTAAAGGAGTTAAAGCATCTTGTACAAATTGCACTACTTGATTTTTACTAAACTTTTGTCTTGTAGCAGCAATATTTGCCAATTGACTGCCATAATTTTTAGTAGGTGCATATAACCATTGGTTTTGTGGTGTTGCTAATAATTGATAAATGCGACATTGCAGATTATTGCCATTACCAATTTGTCCATTAACATTTATATAATCCTGGGTTGTAGTATCAATTAATATAGATGTATTAAGTAATGCAGATTGAAAATCTATATTATTCATGGTGTCGGTTGAGCATTATTGTTTAATAAATACTCTTGATTATTAATTGCTGTTTGATCATTATTTAAACTATTATTTTGTGTTATATTAGTAATAGTTTGTATTGCTGTGCCACTAGTCCCACCGCCTGTTTGTACACCACTATGAGTATGAGTAGTTAAAAATAAATTAATTTGTTCATTAATATAATTGCGTAGCACTACATTATTATCATTAATTAAATCTGTAATGAATTTGCCAAGCCATTCGCCAGATGGCAAAGTCGCATTGTAAGCATTATTTTGAATAAAAGAAGCAGTAATGCCATTATTGCCATATTTGATTAACCAGTTATCGCTATACTTAATAGTTTCTCCTGGTTGTAAATCTATATTTGTAAATAATGCACTTTGAATATAACCTAATACTATTGGCGATTGTCCTAATGTACCAGTGTTACTAACTATTGCGGTGGTATTATCATGAGGATAACTAATTTCATTATATGGCGCTACTACAGGTGCATTTTGACGTTGGTTTTGGCTTACTACAATGTTGTTGACAGTAACAGTCATTGCAATAGAAGTCTTACTATAAACTCCGCTAGTTACTTTACCGGTATAAGGTAATATTATTGTTGTTTTATCTCGTTTAAACATTTGTCCAATTAGCAGTTGCAGTAAATGGTTTGCATAAATTTAAGGTCAATGTAGTACCACTTTGAGCACCAGCCTCTAAGATGTAATTATAGCAGTAATATTGCGAAGTATCAAATTGTAATGAGCCATTATCGCTAACTTCTACCATTTTGCCATAAGGAATAGGTAATAATGATGTACTAATGGGGTTGGCTACACAAGCACCTCTTGCCATATTAATACTTATAGAAGTTTCGCCAAATAACTCTTGTGCTAATAATTGTGATGCATATAGCCCAACTATATTAGTAGAAGTTTTTATACCAGATGTATTAGTAATAGTAAGATTTTTATTTTGCGCTGCTTTGCTAAAAACATTTAATAATAATGGATCAGTAAGCATTGCTCCAGATAAATCTATAACTGCATGTTTGGATACTTCAAATATACCAGTATTATATAATTGGTTTGGTCTTTTAAATAAATTACTTGATACTATGCTAGTATAATTAATAGTGTTTTGTGCACTTTCTGGAGTAGTATTAGTAATATTAAGTACTGCATTTATTAATGAAGCAAAAGTTCTATTTGCTACTTCAGCGGCTCGATTAGTATAGCTAAAACTTTTATATAATAAACTTTCACTGTCTATTTCCTGGTTATAGTTACTGCCAACTTCAAAAAAATAGCCACCATTATCATTATTAATATTTGGTTGAGTTATATAAATACTGCCATCTAAATCCTGATAAAGTATTAATTGATAGGCATTTATGGTACGTAGCAAACTAGTTAATCTATCATCATCAGTTGAAGCATAATACCAAACATTGCTATCAATGGTAATACCACTACCTGAATTATCTATTACCTGAAAAGGTATTAATACACCATTATAAGCGTTTAATGTATTAATTAAGTTTTGCTGCGCTACATAAGATAATAGAGATTGGGTTGTCATAAAAGATAGTATAACTCCAATTGCTACATAATTAGATACTATATTATTAATTATTTTAGCATTACCAAGTAAGGTAGTAGTTTCATTGACATTATTAACTACCATTTGCTTTGATAATTGTGATAGAATACTATTACAGTTTAAAGCAATTATTGTGCCGTTATTGCTAATTGTTACCATTACTTCACTAATATAGCCTAAAAATATAGATTGACCTATTGCATCATTATTGGTAGCTTCAAATATTTGTATAACATTACCGCCCGCTAATTGTATTTGTAATAATTGTTTATTATTAAAAGCAGTAACTTCTATTCTAGCACTATCAACAATTGGGTTAAAAATATCTGCAATCACATATAAATGATTAATTTGGTAATCAGCTATTGTATTATTTTGAATAATATATTGTTGATTATTAACAATATCATAAATTTTAAAATAATAATTTATTGTATTAATAGCCATTTAATTACTAATTAAAGATTGCGGAATTTTTATTATCGTATCCTGATCAATAAAATTTACATTATTAATCACATTTGAATTAAGTTGGTAGATAATGTCTATATTATTAACCACAGTAAAATCTACTAAATTTAAAAAACAAACTTTTCTAAGAGACATGCTATACGGCAAAGTATAACTAATAAAAGAATTGAGATTATTAACGCTGTATACTTTTGCTAAATTATAAAGACTAACATAACAGTTTTTAATACTTTGAATAATATCAGCTAAAAAAGTACTGTACGGAAGATCGTAAACACCAGTATTATAATTATAATCAAGTTGGTAAATATAGTCTAATGTTGCTTGGCTATTAGTTTCATATACGCTAAGAATACTACTAAGTGACCCATAATTAAATCCTGTACTAAATGGCACTAAATCAGGTAAAGCTGTATAATCAACCGTTTGGTTTTGAAAGTAATAATTAGTTAGATTACTAGGATTCAAATTATTGTACATAATAGTACCAATTGCATTAGAAAGCGGAATAATAGTATTTGTAATAGTAGGTGCTATAACATTTTGGTATGTTTGTTGCTGAGCTGAATTATTATAATTTGCACTTAAAGTATTAAAAGTAAGTTGACTAGCAACAATTGTATTTTGAATTGCTGCAATTGAATTAGTAAGTATAGCTAATGCTTGGGATATCTGATTTGCTATATTAGTTGTTAAAGTAAAATTACTTAGTGATTGAGTAATAAATGAAGCAGTAAATACTATTGCTTTAATATAAGAGCCACTATGTATTACATCAAAATTTTCAAGTAAACAATTAGTAATTTTGCCACGTACCGGATGATATAGTACATTTTGATAACCAATTGGTATATTATCAAAATAATCATCACCCCGCCTTGCAAGAAAATAATTATATAAATTGGTATAAACTTGCTGGTAATTATTACCACTAATAATACCAACTATACCAAAACGTTCTGGCAAAAATCCTTGGTCTTCAATAATATTAGTACTTGAATTAATAGAAGGATGTACTATTAATTTTCTTCTAATTGTATCGCGTGTATTTTTTAAAAAATAATTAGTACCAAGTGGCGGTGCGCTATTTAATGGGAACTGGCTAGAATTAAAAAAGTTTTCAATACTATTAATTATTTGCGCATAATTATTAATTGTGCCGTTAGATATACCAGGAATTGCATTTGCTATATAAAAGTTTACACCATTATATGACGCGTCTTGTAAATCCCAACCATTAAATATAGCTAATATATCTTGTACTGCATTAATGGGTAAACTGCCTATATTAATACTCATTTAGTATTTCTTTGAATAGTAGTATTTAATCTGTCAATTGAATGAGTAAGTTTTTGTATTTCTGGTGCTGCTTTATGATGTGTTAAACGGTTAAAATCATCATCTGCCCCAACAAACTGATCTGGGTTTTGTTTTCTATATTCTGCGGCCTGTTTTGAAAAGCTATCTTGTGCTTTTTGCATGTCCGAAAAGTTATATTCTTGAATATTATTTTGTGCTTTTCTTTGCAAATTATTAAAAAATTCATGCATTTTTGCCGCTTGGCTTTCGTTGTAGTTTTTATCCCACATTGTACCGGAATTCTTTTTTATTCTGTCATTAATAGTACGCATCTCAGCAGTAGATTTGGGTATTTGATCATATGATAATCCTTCAAAACCTGCATTTGTTGGCATGGCATTATTCATTGGCGTAAATGCAATACCAGCGCCTTCAGTCATTACATCTAATACATGGCCTAATAATGATGCACCACTTGTTTCTCGACCAGCAGCGTATTTGTTTTGTAATCCTTTAATAGCATTTAATTCTTTTGAAGAAGCCAAACCACGCATATAGCGGGATGTACTAAACCCAAGTGAATTACTTATTACTTCCTGACGAATTCTAGTTGCTATATCAGCAGTTTTATAATTAAACTGCGCTTGTTGAAATGCTGCACCTTGATAGCCACCTTTATAAGCGGTATTAATAGCGCTACCCATTGAATTGCCTGCTTGTAGTAGTTGTGCAATCATACTAAGCTGCTGAATAGTATCACCACCATACTTTGATTGATATTGGTCTATTGTATGAAGAGTGGTTGACATATCAGAGCTGTAGCCTGCAATTTGTGATAATAACACTGCTGATTGATTTGCTGCGCCACCTTCTACGTTATAGCGCTTATTAAATTGTGCTATTCCCAAATAATCAGAACCACTATTATTACGATAAGCGTTTGCTGCTCCAAGATTAGGAAATTGACTAGTATATAAAGCGTATTTGTCCGGTTCTGTATAAGCAGAAGAATATAGATTTGCTAATTTTCTATCGCCAATTGTGCCACGAGATAATTGGGTACTAATTTGGGAGCGTTCTAAATTTAATTGTTTTTCTCCTAAATCTTCAGCATTAAAATAATTATGTGCTGCTTGTGCGCCTTGATTGCCAATTTGCGCACCAAATGCTGCACCAGGAGCGCCACCTACTACAGCACCAAGCGCACCACCTATTATTGAACCAGCTAAACCATATTTGCCACCTTGAGCGGTATATTCTGCTTCTGTTTGTGATATTGCATAACCTAATGGATTAATTAAGTTATTGCGGGCAGATAGATAATTAGATTGACCTAAACCACTAATTATTTGTTGAGTATTACTAATAATAGGAATAGCTACAGCCACCTTTGCTAAAGTACTAATAGCATCAGTAAACCTTGTTTGTGCTTTTACAAATTTAGAAATTGTGTCATCAAATTGTCTATTTTGTGGATTGGGTGAAGAAGGTGCAGTTTGCGCAATATTCTCTTTTGCTTCTTCGGTTTTTTTTGCTCTATTTTCTGCTCTAGTATCGGCTGCTTTTTGAGCACGTTCACGATAACTATTACTCTTACTTAATTCTTTAGTAAGTCCATCAACACCAGTTTGAAAATCTTTTAATACTTGTTCAATTGAGCTAGCAGCATCATTTTTAATAATATGATTAACATTAATATTAAGGTTGTGATTATTAGCCATTAATTCTTATCCTCCATTCTTGATATTTGAGGGCTAAGTAATGAAACGTTATTTGTCCGTTTGTGATTCCGCTAGAAGTTGCAGATTGATAAAGTATGAACTGATCCGAAGTAGCTGCCTGTAAGAAGCACGATATAGATAGTCTTGGTTTTTTTTTATTTCATCGAGCATAATGTTAAATTCCTCAACACTCATGCGATCAATATCTGGATTATATTCTTTGTCAAATACAATAAACTCTTCATATAAACGTGTTACTTGATTCTCTGTCATTAACCTTAATTCATTTAATGTTAACGTTGGTGAATTTTCAAATTTCTCATGAGGAGAAGGCGAAAATGATAATGCTGCATCTAAAATATGTAGCATCATATAAAACTGTAAATCTGCTGGATAACGTGCTAGTTCAGGTTTTTTATTAAATTCTGTCAAAGCATTTTCTCTAGCTTGCATTAATTCAGTAATATTAATTAAACGCAAAGTAATAGTAACGCCATCAAAATCTATAGTCTTTTTTGTCTTAGTGCCGCTAAACATACCAAGCAAAATTTCAGCAGATGATTTGTAATTAGTAGCAGTTTTATCAATATTTACTTCTAATATATTATTAATATCTCTTACTTTATCATAAGTACTTTTTTTGTTTGGCATTTTATAATCCCGGCGGAATAGATGCTAAAAACCTATAATCAGTGCATGAATAGACAATAGTAATTTCTTCTGGATTACCTACTCCCCTATAACCACCTGATATATTACCCGTAGGTTTGCAGTTTATTAATTCTATTGAATTACCTGTTACGCCATTTAAAACAACTGGTGCAAACGGTACAAGTTGTATATTAACAATTTGGGTTAAATAAACATTTCTATCAAGTCCAGTACTATTAAATTGTACTCCTTGAGGTATTTTAATTGTTAAATTAATTGATCCTGATACATTGCCATAAGTATAACCAGCACTAGAACCATCTGTAGTCATAGTATCTTCAACTAACCTAGCACCAGCCATTAAACTAAATTCAACTCTTACTACCGTATCAGTTGGATAAATTACTATGCCATTTACTAATACTTGTGCTCTATCAGTAAATATATAACTTGCCATTTTTTATTCCTTATGCTTGTGTGACTGTAAAAGTTAGTAAATAAGCTTTAACATCAACATTCACATTAAAGACATTTAATTCAGGTGCGACTACAATAGGAGTATAAACGTCGTAAGCCTCTGGATTAATAGTATTGTCTGTAATAGTAAATTGTGGGTTATAAATTGCTGTTTGAGTAAACATGCCAGCAGATTCAAATTGTGTTGCTAATGTTTGTAGTCCTGCTAATGCTTGTGCTTTTATTAGATTTGATTTACGCACATTGGTAAATTGGGAACCTGCTAAAAATTGAAATACACTTTGTTTCCATAAACCAATAATTTGATTATTAGAAAGTGGATAATCATTATTATCTGGCACTTGTGTGCCTGGATAATATAAAAGCCCAGTAATATACCTAATTATTTTAAATTGTCCGGTAGTTACATCATACACATATGGACACCAGCCACGATCAAGTACTGCTTCACTATCACTAGGTTTTAATACAGTTGTTAAATCTGTTTGTACTGGTAATGGAGTAACAATATTTTTCATTGGATTATATGGCACATCATTGGTCGATGATAAACCCATACCGTACGCAGCTATTTCAGCAGCACTAAATGAAATATCACCCAATGAAGGTTGATAGCTAGTGTAATTGCCGACAATTGCAGTAGCTTGGTAAAGTGATGCAGGATCAAATACCGGTAAAGTATTAATAGCATTATTAGAGGTAGTAACATTACCAACATAACCAAAAGTATAAAACTGATTATTATTTACTGATGTAGCAGCATTGCCTGTACCTAAAAAGCTAAAAAATGGTGCGTAATTAGTATTAGTTAAATCGCTATTAGTAACTATTTTATAAGGAGAACATACATAATTAATAGGAATATTTAATAAGCTAAATATATTAACGGTTGGATCAAGTGTCATGCTAAGTGTATCAGCAGTAACGAATGTGCCTGTTACATTTTTTAATTCAACGCCAATGCCAGTGCTAGTTAAACCATTTAAATAACCTACTATTGTGCCAGTTGCATTGCTAGTTGTTTGGGTAATAGTACTTGCTCCTAATGTACCGTTTGGTACTAGACCAAAGTTTTCCGGTACTGTAGCAAAATAAAGAGCGATATCGCCATTTGGTAGAGTCTGTACTGTAGTAGGGGCAATTAATGGGATAGTATCTGAAACAGGTGCGAATCCTACATCAGTTACGGCAACCCCAGTGCCGCCGCCATTAGTAGCATTATTAAGATATGCTATGTATAAAGCTGGTGTAGTTTGATTAATTTGTGTTGATACAGTGGTAAATAATCCTTGCGCATAACGATATACTTGCATTACTATCTCATCAGTACGCGTTGGGTCAGGTGCTGCAATATTATTATTAATAGTATTAACACTAATAGTATTAGTAGTATTAAATGTTCCTGTTACATTATTTAACACTACAGTATAAATACCGCTAATTACTGATGCTGAAAATACTGTAGCAGTTGCAGCAGAGGTATTTTGAGTCATGGTAGTTAGAATATTAGTACCAGTTATTAGATTAAAACCATAGGGTGCAGTAGTCCATGTTAATGTTATTGTGCTAGTTCCTGATACACTAGTTGGTGGTTGAAAAGTCAAAGAATTGCTTTCACCATAATTAATTATAAATCCTAATGATTTCATGTAGGATAAATAAGCAGATACACTACTTTGAGCGGGAATATTATAAGCTCTGTAAGCTGTGAGGGAGGGGTAGTTAGCAGCTGGTGCTAGTGGTAAATAATTACCATTAGCATCGCTGCCTCTATGCCCTATTATTAAGTCGTTTTTAGTACTAGCTGCAATAATAGCAGCGCCAGTAAAATTTACTTTAATATTAACTGATGGCGCTCTTGTGTTCAATGTTTACTCCTGTGGGTTTGGTTCAACCGTCAAATTCCATAATGTTACTAATGCTCCTTGAGTACAAGGATCATAAATATTTAAACCATTTTCTGCTAAATAATTATAAAAAGCAGCTAAATCTACCATATAAGTAACATCTAAAGTAGTAATATAATTTTCTATTTGTTTATCTTGATACAATAATTCTGCATTATAATTATTTTTCCAGTCCCATTCTCTAAGAGCTGGCACATACTGCCAAATATATGGTAAAAAATTTGGTGACATGGTAAAAAAAGATAGTGCATTATATAATGATTGTGATGCTTCAGTAATAAAATCTCTATTTAATATTTTTGCTGGCATTGTTATCTCATGCCTTATAGTACCTCTAATTTGTCCAATATCACCTGTTTTCTCAGATGCTTTAATATATATATTTAGTATTGGTAGAGATACATCTCCCGCATCTGTGCGTCGATAACAATAAATATTATCCTGAAGAACTTCTGTTAACTGAGTAACAGTTTGGTAAAACCCAGCTACTGCATAAGGTAACATCTGGTCTGGTTGCTGACAAAGCAAACCATAAGTTGCATTATTTATTTTTAACCCCATGTTTGCGCATTTAACTTATTTGCTATAATATCAGCAACTTTACCAACAAATTCATTATATTCGTCGTCAGTAATTTCTACCGGGGAAGGTCGCCATTTTTCTGCTATTTTAAGGTGTGAAGCAGATTTGCCAGTAATTTTAAATGATATTTGAAAATCTTTATTAATATTTATATTAGCAGTATTAGTAAATTCATCCATTAACAAACCACCTTGTACATTAATAGTATCTGGTTGATCACGTAATCCACCGCGTTTGCCTATTCTAGTTTTATTCGAAATAGTTTTTGGTAATAATGGGTTCCAATTATGAGTATTTTCTAAAAACATTTCTTTTTTTTGCTCAGCAATTTTTGTTTTTAATTCTAAAGAAGATGACGCAGTACTGATAATAGTATCTAAAGTTACCTTAAATTCACTTTCAATAAATTTATTTATAGTACTATCTATATCTACCATTATTATACCAAAAAGCATTATACCAAGTACGAGAAGGATTATTGATACGCCTAATAGCATATTCCATTTGTGGCGAACAGCAATTATTTACAAATTTAACAGGTAATAATGCACTAGATGATACATTGGCAGTTGGGTTAATTAATAAATTTTCTGCTTGTCCAAATAAATATGTACCACCAGGGGTACGAGTATAGAAAAAATTTAAATAGCCTTGATATTCTTGTTTCAAATAAGTTATTGCATCTTCTCCGGTAGAATTAACTTTTCTACCAAATTGCTGTTTCATAATAAAAATTTGCGCAGATGTCATTAACAAATTCCACAACATATCGTGAGTTGTTGCCGGTAAATCAACCCAATTTTCACCTGTAGATGTTTGAAATGGGGTTTGGTAAAATGGACGTAAATCTTTTTCCACCTCTACCTCGCCTTGACGAGTCCAGCTACTTAAAACTGGATCGGTAACTTGTTGTAAAGTTGTATCATTACCAAAATCTATTTTATTTAAAAAATAATCTTTTAGGTCTTGAATATCAAGATATAGCGGTGTCAGCAACATTTTCTACTATTGTATCTTCCATTATTAAATCTTCTATTATTTCAAAATATGGCATTTTAATATCTGGCAAAAATTGTGCTGGATCAGTTCTTATAGCAACTCTAGTAAGACCTGTAGCGCGTGGTTTTCTTAAAATTGAATCTTTAGGAAATCTTGCTAGTAAATCTTGATAAGTAAACCAATCTATTTCATGAACTTCACCAGCTTTTGCAATAATAGAATTTGATGAAAAATCTGGTTTTCTGTCTATAATAGTTGCGCCTAATGGTAATGTTATTGGATACTCATTATAATTTAGTTTAATAGCAATTGGAGCATTAAATTTAACTTTAACTTTTGTTTTTTGATTTATTTTTCTCATAATTTTAAATTACTAATGCAGATAAAATATTGTCAGGGTTTGGAAACATTACCATACCATTAAAACCAACTAAAATATTAATATATGGATTACCTTGTGCACCACCTACTGATTGTGGCGATGTTAAATCTGCAATAGCAGTCCAAATACCTGATGCCGGGTTGACTCCTCCTGCTGCCTGAACTGCCGGAGTAAATACAGTTTTACCAATTGTCGCGCCATGATCAACACAATTAAACAAGAAATTAACATAACCATCAGGATAAACATAAGTGTCATTATATTGTGGCATACTACTGACATTATCAACAACTAATTCACTTAACATTGTACCATCTACAACTACTTTTAAATTACTTTGTGGAAAATAATGTTTTAAATAACTATCAAGACTATAACCTTGAACACCTGCTGCACTAGCTACTTGAAAAGCTGCTTCAGTTCTTGTATTAGGATTATCCATTATACAACGGTAAGTATTTGGGTTCATTACCATAACACCAGTTTGTACTAAAGCATTATGAAAACGACGCCATCCCTCATATGACCATACCCAATACCAAATATCGCTTAAAGGTCTAGAGTTTGGATTTGGTACTAAAGCTCCACCTTCGTTAAAACCCCATACTCCGTAAATTGGTGTTACTTGTTGCCCATTGGCATTAGTAGCATAATTAGTTTGAATATTTACGTTTTGAGTTATAAAATCATTATTGCCAATAGTTAATGCGTTTGCTTGTAGATTAAATATTCTTTGATAAACCTGTACCATTAACGCTAATTCATTCCAAATAATTAATTCTGCTAAACCACGTTGTGAAATATCTTGACTGCCATAATTACGAAACGAGATTAATTCTGATTCGGTTATTTGTCTTCCTCCACCAAAATAGAAAGGTGAATATTGTTCTTGAAAATAATTTTGTTTTGGCTGTATAGGAAATGGTTCATTTAATGGTCTTGTTGGCAACATACCAAAATTTCTTTGTAAAACAGGTTGCACAATGTTTTCTGTCGGTGAATATTCGTCAACAAAAAATTCACTTAATGACCATCTAGCCGCTTCTGTTGATCCATATTGCCTAACTATATTATTGATAGTAATAGTAGCAGAACCAACATCAAAATAACCTTCTTGGGCTAACCTAATTCTACTTTCTCTTGTACTTCTACCACGATGATTATAAGCACAAGGTACTTCGCCAGGAGATTCTATACACATTCTAATACTATCAGACATTTTACCTTTAAAACGTACTGGTTTACGACCGCTTATTAATTGCCTAAAAGTATCATTATTTCGAAAATTACCATTTGTTAAAGTATGGAAATTATCAGTTATTTCTTGCGCCATATAATGTATATCATTATTATTTTTATATTGAGGCGCAGCATATCGAATGTCTCTAGCTTCTTGATTTTGTTTCAAAACATTTTTTAAATTAGCACTTGTATGTATCATGTTTTTTATATACCTTTAATTAATACAATCTGACAGTTTGTGGCAAAGTTCCAGGTAACACACCACCTATAAATTCACTAGGTATTTGACTTGCACCAGTTCCCATTATTGTAGTTAAATTGTCTCCTGCTCCTGGTGTTGTCCAATACAAATATTGTGTATAAAGTTCTGCAGCACCAAATACAATATTAGCATAACCGCCATTAACAGTAACGGTAGCATCAAGATAATCATCTGCTATAATACCAACCGCTACGTTTTGTCCGTCAATACCGCTAGGATTATAATTAACAAATTTACCTATTAATGAACCAGCAGTATATTGAGCAACTATACAGCCACTAAGATAGCCACCTGAGTTAGTAGCTGGTGCTAATGTTGATAAACTTATTCTCATATTAGGAGAATAGGCAAAAATTATTTCACTATAATTTTGTGCAGAATAAAAATTACACTGTGCGGGGGTTACTAATGGCATGATTTATTTTCCTTTATTAGCAAGTTCTTTTTCATCATCTTTTTCGTCATCTTCTTTTTCATCTTCTTTGTTCATGCGTTTAGGTTCTTTTTTGCTTTTTTCAGTATGTTTTTTAGGATGCTCATTTTCATGATGTTCGCTATATTCTTTATTTCTACCAAAATGTTCACGCATCATTTCTTTCATTTCCTCCATTTCTTCGCGGCAACGCTTAATTTGTTCATGTAAATCATCTTCTTCATGTTCTAATTCAGCATCTTTTTTATCAAGACTCATTATTTCGTTTTCTTCTGGCTCATCATCCATAAAGTCTTCTCCATCTTCATTCATAGCTATTTGATGAGGTTCTGCGACTTCTGCTTCGTCCATGGACATTTTATGAAATTTACAGTATTCTTTACCAATTTTTTCATAATCTTTACTCTTATAATGACTTTTCATACGGTCATGGAATCTAGCATTATGTTTGGGCCCAAATTCGTGATCTTCTACTTCTTCAATTGCTTTTTCAGATTCATGTTCTGAATAACGTTGAGCAGAAAATCTCAATTCTTTTGACAATTTTATATCTTGTGCATATTCTGCCTCGGCTTGTTTTTTCTTTAAATCATATTTTACTTGTTCATCAAAGCTAAGTCGAACAGGTACAGATGTTAAACCATGTTTTTCTATATATTTATTCATATATTCCTCTAAAGTATTACTCATCATTAGTTCATCAAGTGTATAAGAACTTTTATCTCGGCGCGGTGCTTTAATTTCAGACGACATTGTACTAAACATTCTAACCACTATTTCACGATCTTTCGAAGTGCTTAATTCACATAAATCATTTACAAGCATTTCTTTGAATCTAGGCGATATCCTACCACACTTAATAAGATAATGTGCAATATTTTTGCTAGATTGTGAGTCTTGGAGTAAATTTTTTCTTTTTCTAATAGCAATTCTTTCTTTATGTATCTCAGATAATCTAATAGATATTTTGTTAATAGAATTAGATGCATTTTTATTGGCTGAATACTGAAATCTTGCACTAGAATCTTGAATTGCAATAATATTACTCTCTGGTATAGCACCGTATAAAGTGAAAGAAATATCATGTAATTTGTAACGACCATCATTATAAATATCATAACCAATACTTACTTGATGAAGTATACCATTTTCTATCTTTTTAATTGCTTCTTCATCGGAAATTAATAAATTAGCAAAAATAGCACGTTTGCCACACCATTTACCAAGACGTAACGATCCTAATACTCTGCCTAATGTATCAGTATTATTATTTGAATGTTCATATTGTACCGGTGCGAGCTGTATATCTTCAATACTAAAGTCTTCTCTTGGTTTACCTAATATTTTTTCTAATAATATTTTGCCAATAGGCACACGTTTTTTATTAACTATAGTGTCGTTATATTCTTTGGCAAGATCATCATTATATTGCTCAACAATATTTTCTAAAGTTTTTTCGTCATGCGGCTTAGGGTCTCCCGCTAAATCTTTAATGTTTTCTTGAACACGAGTTGCTACAACTTTGACAATTAATCCTGATTTAATATCATCGCGTCTACTATCTATTACATTACCGTATAATTTTTCTGACATATTTTATTATTCCCAATGTGCAAATGGTTTTTCTACTGCATCTAATGTATCGCGCTGATTAACTTTACTAGTTTGCTGTAAAATTTGTTTATTTTGTTCTACAAGCTCTTTGATCATTTCATCAGGCGCATCTTCCCCCAAAATATTTCTCATTCTTTCGATGTCATAGACATTTTTGTTAGAACCAATGCCAGAGTTTATCATACCTTCGAATAGTTTTTGGTATTTTAATTTCTCATCGAGAGATAAAGCCTCTTCTTTGAAATAACCAAAGTCAGTATAATCTTTACCATAAATAAAATTATTTTCAATGAGTTTTTTAACATAGGTGTTTAATACACAACTAGTAATATCATCTCTACGATCAGCTATAAGTTTGCTATGGATAGAATCTTGCATATAAGTACTACTATGGGAAGAACCACCCATATGAGTGCTATTACTTAATGATTGCGGCATAATTAGCCCCATAAACATGGATTTATCAATATAGTAAAGTGTTTCTATAAATGGTTGCAAATTACCATCTATTTTAATAGCTTCTGCTTTGGCACCTGTCATAGTAGGAATGGGTAATATACCATTACCACCAATATCATAGGCTGCTGCCATTATACTGTCAGCTAATGGTTGAGTCTGTAAAGGAGAGTCCGGATTTTGAGTGTTTAAAGTACCATCATAATAAATAACTAATAAAGGTGTTGATTTTCTATATAGTACTTGTGATAAAAATTGTAATACGCCATATTTCATAACATAAAGACTATATATAGAACGAAGCACACTATAGTTATATGGATTGCCAAGCGCAAACGAATTAGTACTGGTAAAATGAATGATTAAATCATCATCTAACGGATTTAAACCAAATAAATTAACAAAAGGCTGCCTAATTGGATAGGGAAAATCTCCAGCATCAGCAAACGGGTCAACCAGTGGCGCAGTATCAACTCCAGTAAATGTGCCAGTATTACCAATTCCATAGCCACCATAGCCGCCAGCACTAATATTAAAAGACTGATAACCAGTGGTTGGGCTATTAATAATATATTGAAAAGTACCATTACGTTTACCTTGTGCATCAACAGTATATACAATTGTAGTTGGAGGTAAAGGAGTAACTGATTTAATACGATACCAACCTTGGTCTTGCGTTTCTTCTATTTCGCCATTATAATTACCAGCCCAACGTTCACTATTTATATCTTTCAGAAATCCTTTAAAACCTCCCTGATTTTCCAAATATCTATTATTTTGTTGCACTAATTTTTTGATACGTGGGTTATCATGATGATATTCACCAATAGTACCTACTACTAAAGAACTTTCATAGGTTAATGCTGCCTGTATTGCTGGATCAGTAGTTGCTATACGACGCAATGTATCAATGCTAACAGTTGACGGATTAGATATAAAAGTACCAAAGAAATTAAACATGTACGGAATAGAGGTACCTGTACCGGGATTGCCGCCTTCCGAATTTGGTAATATAGTATTAAATACGTCTTGTAGTGCTGCTTGTGTTTGACGCGCTGCTTCTGCGGCACTATTGTCAAAAGGGGGATAACTAGTTGAGGTGGGAATAGTATCTAATGTTGGATTCCTAGTAATTGGCATGTAAAAATCTCCATATTATTATAGCTAAAAATAGTATTATATATTATTTTAAGAATTTTTTTAATCTATGGTCTGATTTGTAAACTTTAGATAGTGGATTAGATGAGGCGTGGGAAAAATGACCAAAGTGTTTATGGTAGGAATTTTGACGATTAAAATTGGCAATAGGAGTAGTAATTATTATTTTACTTTTAAGATGTATAATTAATTGTGAGGTACTATCAACGAGATTATCTTTACCATGGGTTTTACCAGTAAAACCTAGCCATTCAAGTACATATTTTTCAATATGCGGCACTAAACTTGGCAATGGTAAAAATACTTTTTTCTTGTAAAATTCATCCATAGCAAGTTGTGCTCTTTCAAATTTACTTACTCCATGAGTAATAAAGCTAAATACATTTTGATGTTTTTGTTTGACTAACTCTACTAACCAATCTCCGTTCTCAGTTTCTATTAATATATTTGGATTATTGTAAATAATTGCTAAACTATCAATTCTTTTAACTAGATCAATTGAACTATGTTTTTCTTCAAAAAAATTAACTAGATAAAATCTTGGTGTAAATGCATCATCATATCTAATTAACCAAACAGTAATACCTACTGCATCAGAAGTAGCAGTTAATTTTTTATTAGGGTCTATTGATAGCCAGTAACTGCCAGAGTCAGGTAATTTGTCGTACCACTCTATATATTCTCTTTTAAATAAAAAACCAACATCGTCGGCCGGTTCTTGTTGCGCTAAAGATTTCCATACTATTGGGTCTTTGCGTAAATCAGCATAAATATGCATTTTACGTTTGTCTAAATATTCACCAACTTGGCGATGATCATAATCATGTTTATCATGATGCGCTTCAAGTTGAGCGGGGAAAGTTATAGTATGCCAATTTATATAGTTTGGGTCAGTATTTTCTTCATTTTCTTTTTTAATCATACCAACTAAATCTTGACTGTGCCAACGAGACATTGTTACAATAACTATAGTGTTAATTTGTTGCCTAGTTTTTGCACTGGAAACCCACCAACGATACACTTTGTCTCTTATATTTGCACTATACGCTTCTTCCTCGCTTTTATAAATATCATCTATAACTAATAAATGTGCAGGTTCTCCTGTTAAAACATTATCTCTACCTATAGCTTTAACTTCGCCACGCATAGAATTTATATTAGTAAATCCTCTATTAGTTGCTTGATTCCTTTTAAGAGAAAGAGAATCTTTTATTTCTGCATTCCACTTGGTTCTTGATTCAGGAAAAATATTTGTAAAATTATCTGATTGTATAAAATCTCCAATATTTTTCATTACGCTTTTTGCCCTATCTTCATTATAGGTAACATATATTAATTTTTTTTCAGGAAATCTACCAAACATATAGCTAATTAATAAATTCGCCACAATAAGTGATTTACCGTGTTGGTTTGGCATCTCAAGAATTAATTTACCACGCCCTTGATCTATCATTTTTTGTAATACTTTTATAATTTCAAAATGATACCAACTCCATACAAATTCATCGTTATTAGGTAACATATATTGGCAAAAACTTCTATAATCAATTATACATTTAGCTTGAATATGTGCATCTAATATTTGTCTTTCTTTAAAAGTTAATTCATCACAATGTAATTTTTTAACTAAATAATTATAATGTTCAGCCGGTAGTATTTTACCGATATTAATTTGATTTGACATATTATTAAGTATCAATCAACACGTTATTTGTAAAACTTTGTTGAAAACTATATTGAAAACTTGAATAAAAACTAGTGATCGCTGAAGTTGTAGAACTATCTTCTAATTCTATAAATCCTGCTCCTGATGCAAATTCAAGTTCAAAAAAACCATCGCCTGAGGCAGATTCAAGTTGTAAAAATCCTATCATATTATTTCTTATTGAAATCTAGCTGATAAATTTGCAGTACCGGTACTACCAGCAAACCTGCCTCGCCATTGCGCACCAAATAATGGTAAACTGGTAAATTGTATTGGTACTGTAGTAGATAATGGTGTGCCTGATGGACTTACTCCAACTATCCATTGTTCGCCATCAAGCGACCATTCAAAATAAAATGTGCCGCCTGCAAAATTAGTGCCTGCAACATACAAATTTTTAAATAATTTATCTGATATATAAATAGGTTCACCAATAGTATCGGTTGTTATATTATCAAATACATTATTAAAATTTCCTACAGCATACGGGGATATTGTCATATTAGTCTCCTGGTTTTGTTTCGTCTTTTGTTTGTTCAATAAATTTTGCTAAATCTGTATTATTTTGAAATTTAGGTTTAGATAATTTTGCAGAAGTATAAGAATACATATATTCATCTTTGGTTTTAACGGTATTATCTTTACTAATTTTATTAATCATAATTTGTGCTGCTTTCATTTGTTTTGCTGCTAAAACTATATCTTGTGTTTGTAAAGAGTTAAGTAATTGGTTGTCCCAAAATTGAATATAATATAATTTTGCTAATTTATAAGCATGATCAAATTCTTCATTAAAACTTCGCCATTCATCAACTTTAGCGGGGGGTGCATTAATTGAAGTAGCAAAAGTAAATGGATCTTTACCAGACTTGCCATGCTCAATAATATCATTTATATATTCAGTTCTATATTCATAATTTAAGCTACTACAATAAATACTTTTGTGTATTGCTTTAATATTGCCTGGATTATTTTCAATATTAGTATAATAAGCTTCTATTACTTTACTTTTTTTATTCATAAATTAAGACTGATTAATTAAATGGACAAATTCTTGTAGTATAGTTTCGCGTGCGTCACAAAATGGTTTTTCTTCGTCAATTATATCATCATTTATATTAAAAATACTTTTAGCAGTTCCTGTTTCAGCATCTATCAAATATGCTTTTACTAGATTAGATTTGATTTTTATATTTTTATACATTTCTCTTTCCCTATCAGGAAAATTAATAAAATAGTTGCTTGCTAATATTAAATTTTAAATTAAAGCTAAAGAGTTAAAGGTAAAGCAACACAACGACAATTTGGTGCACTACCTGGATGACCTTGTAAAGGGTCTGGATGTTCCCAATCCATTACTTTTTGATCAAGCAAAACATGTGCAGGACGTACTTTATTATCTTCTTGGGTTTGCCAACGATAGTTTTTAATACCAAGTTTTTTACATTTTATCATAGTTAGGTTACTAATATTTTTTATAGTATTATCGGTAGCAAACATTTTAAGTTTATTAATTAAAGCTTCTTTTTTGCCAGAAAGGTATTGATCTAAAAATGTTAATCCTAAACCATTAATTAATACCAAGGTATATGCTGAATATATATCAAATTTAATTTGATTTGTATAATTATCCAAATAAAGAAAATTATTAATTGCTAATAGCTCTATATCACTTTTATTAGCTTGAACATCACTGCCAAAATGTTCGTTATGATATTTAACTAAATAATTAATATGATTATTTGAAAAAGTACGCATTTTAATAGGATTTAAATAATTATCAATCTTTTTTTTAATATACAATAATCGATCATATGAAACATCACTCATTATTGGCAAAAGAAAAAGATATTCTATATTAAAAAATGATAGCAATTGAGTGAAATATTCTTTTTCAATTAAAGGTGGGGAGGCCAAGCCGTGTAATTGCTTCTTCTCTGGCGATTCTAACTGCTGTGATGTCATTAGATTTCTCTTGTAATAATTCATTAATTTTTTTACGAGTGCTATATTTATCTTCAGGATTTAATATTAAAAGTTTCCTAAGTTTTTTAATTTCTTCTATTTGTTTATATTGAATAAACTGCCAATAAACTTTCTCACCATTTATTTCACCAAAAGGTCGAGTAAAAGGTTTTGAGTAAATAGCTCTTAAAAATTTCTTTAAATTTACTTTAATATCATTCATTTTAAATATTTTAGTAGCTACTACCATGTTTTCAAAAGTTATATCGTAATTTTGACTCCAGGTATAAGCCCTTATAGCTTTTACAGTTGATTTATGCGCCATTAAGGTTTTTACTTCTTCACGTGTACGGGTTGACTTAGGTTTTTTAATTACAACCTTAGGGACGTATACTTCTTTAACTTTTTTTACTACTGTTTTTTTTACTCTGCGTTTAGGTAATACAACTTTTACATCATCTTGTTTTTTAATTTGTGAGTATTGCCCGTTAAAAACATTACTTAATTGATTAGTAAGATTGGTGCATAATTTAAATTGTATACCGCTACGCCTATAACATAAAACACCGCTTCTAGCTCTAAATATCATTTTCTCTTTTAATGTATATACACCAAAATTTGTAATTGCTAAACGTCCTTCAGTTACAATTCTGTCCCACAAAAAATTATTATACGTACGCACAAATCTTCTCGTAATTGCTGGTGATAAATCAAAGCGTTTTGCTAATTCTTTCAAGTCTTCTTTAGTCATAAATTTAACAAATATTATTTTTTGAAAGATTACTAACACCCACAAGTGTTAATTCGTTAGGCACACCAGTAAAAATAAATACTTTATCTTGCTGTTTTTTGATTAAAAAATTATCACTTGTTTTATACAATTGATTATCTATTATCGTAAAATTAGTAAAATTATCATAAGAAGGTTTATTAATTTCAATAATATTTTCAATAATATCTACATTATAAAGTCTATTTTGCATAGAAATTTTATTTTTATTTATTAAACATAGATCAATATCTATACATCGTGAAAAATAATTTACTAATTTATGGAAAAAAATAGTATCTTTTTCAGATGCGAATTTTATTTTATATCTAAAACGATTTGCTACTTCATAAGATATATTTAAATGATTTGCAATTTGAGAAGATTTTGCGTCTGCATTATAATCAAACATCATAAGCATAGCAAAAGTTCTCGGCAAGAATTTGTATTGCATTTTACTTAAAATAGTATGAGCTAACGGAGTAAAGTTAAATGCACATTTTATACAACGGTAATTTATAGCGTGATACCTAAAAAGTGGTAAAAGTAATCTATTACATTTCTTACATCGCACTTCTATTGAACCAAAACGAATTGTTAATACAGTATGTGCTATATCAAGGTTTGAGGGAGTGAGTTGAGTTATTTGCGCTATTAATCCCATAGTACCATTGAATTATTCTAAATGCTATCAATCTCATTAAGATAAAAACTATTTCAGATACCAAGATTATAACCAGTATTTTAACAAATAGCAAGGAAAATAATACAATAGATGCAATAAAAAATAAAATTATTAATAAAATATCAATTGAAAAAGTAATATGTTGTAATATTGTCCCAATAAATTTCTTAGGTTTAATATATATTTGATTGTTTATGGTATTACTAATTTGCGCAATACTTGTTTTATTTGATGGATAAATTAATTTTATAAATACAGCAAAAATTATGTTCCTATAATTCTTTGATAATGTAGCTAATAAAATAGCTAGTACAGCAATTGCAAATAATATTATAGAAAATTTAAATATTAAGTACATTGCGATTGATATGACAACTAAACGAACAATTGAAGAAAACAATCTGTGGAATTTGTCGTAACTATTTTTTTTGGATTGACAAAAATAATAACTATTGACAGTCGGTTTATTTGATGCAATAGATTTGATTTGCATTAACTGACGTGGCAGAATAAAAGTCTTATAAATCATCATACCGATATTGTATATTAATTATTTATTAAAATGCAATAATTGACAACAATTGCAGTATACTATACAATAACGGATGCGCTCCTATAGGGAGAGGCGGGAGTCGTAGTTTGAGGGAGCTATGACGGGAATCGTTGATAAGACTGTAAATATTCCAAAACCCGAGTTTAATCCTGTAGTTTGTAGTTCTCTTCTTCCCCCTTTAAGGCGACACGAAGTGAGCCACCCCGACGAGAGGGCAAGCTAAAACAATGGATTGCTAAGTTGGAAAAAAAATAAATAATAAAGTGCTAAAGCAGAATAATAAGTTAAGAAGTCAAATTATCTAAACCCGCCCCCCACCCTGTAATATACCATATATCAAATAATTCTGTCAAGTATATATCTCCAACTTAGCAATCCATTGTTTTAGCTTGCCCTCTCGTCGGGGTGGCTCACTTCGTGTCGCCTTAAAGGGGGAGATGTAAAAAAAGAAATGCTAAATACTATAGTCTCATTTATTCAATTTCCAGTAGGTAACCAAACTCAAGGCGCTTCGCTTGTAATTAAAGGAAAAATATAGATATTAGTCTCAATGTATTTTAAAGTCTAGCAGTTTTAATGTTGTAAAAGCCATATCTAGGTTTTATAAAGCCTTAAAGGGGAAATATCGCTAAATGAGCATTTTAAGCAATCTCAAATAAAAAATAATTAAATTCGAAATATAAAATCTCAATTCAATTTCAAACATAGTGATTCTTGCCACATAAAACCCTCAAAATGCTATGCTCAATCGTTTTGGCTACATCTCTTCTACCTAATCCAAAATATGACCAAATAATGGCTATTTAACTAATTGATAATAATATAGGTTTTGTGGTATAATAATGGTATGAATAAAGATGATTTTCTTGAACCTAATTATGACTATGCAGAATATGGATGGAGTTGGGATTTTACACCATGGATTGAACCTAAAAGCAATAAAAACAGTATCATAGAATCAGAATTAATATCTCAAACACCTAATCATAATGAAGAAAAATAAAATCAAACGTCAATCTATATTGCATTCTCGCAAAACTAAAGCTAACAAAGAACTACAAGAACTTGATGATTTTTATTATTATTATTACACTTTTATGAGTGGATTTCACACTATTGTTGAGTCAGAATTAATATCTTTTCGGACACCTAATGACAATAAATCATCTGAAATACCTAATGACAATAAATCATCTAGTATAACGTAATTTTTGTATCAAAGCTTTAAAAATTATCAAATTTATAAAAAATAGCTCAGGGGTAAAGGGGGAGATTTTTCGGTTTTTCGCTAATATTGGCATGCATCAAATACAAATTATTTCAATCAATAATACTAAGCAATATATTAGATATATTGTTGACATATTTCTTCTATCAAATCCTCAGTAAATAGCTAAAACATCCCCTTTTCTACCTTAACAATGCATCATTGTTAATTATCATCGAGTAAAATCAATTGGTATTGATATTATTATTAAGTAAAATTAGTACTAAAAAACACATAAAAAATCAATGAAAATCGATTTAAATACCCCTATTTTATATCATATTGCTATATATACCTCCATTTTTCTATCTCCAAGTATTTTTATACACACCAGTCTATTTTATCTCTCACCCCCTAAATCTATTATTAAATAATCCATAATAGAATTTCTACTTGACATAACAATTATTGGTGTATTATTATATTGCCCTCAGCTATTGAATGGTTTAATAGCTAATTTTTTAAAGGATATAATATATCATGATAGGCAGGTTAATAGATAAACGATTTATAAATTTTATAGATCAAGATAGAGCGAAAGACTCTAATTTAACACTTGACGCGATTTCGAGGTTTTGCTTTGGAATGCTAGATCAATTAAAACTTGGTGCAATTTCTTTAGAAAAAGCTAATTTACAGATTAGCCAATCTATTACTAGTAATTTCAAATACGAAATTAAATCAAGAAATGGTATTTATTACTTAAGCATTACTAAAAATAGTTTAACAAAGGACAGGGTAGCATCATTAAAATATATTCAATTCTGATAGATACTATAATATATTGATTTAATATTTAGGAGAATTAAAATGTACAATGAACAAAAAAGTTTATTGCTATTTGCTGATGATCTAGCTAATTTCTTATTCGATGAAATATGGAATCACCCTGATTATTCAGACGTTATAAACAATAAAAAACTTTATCAAAAAGCATTTCGTTTAGCAATAATTAGATGTGAAGAATTATTAGAATCTAATATTATCAAATTTGAAGATGATATTTAATTGTTAACTTTTAAAGGATATATTTATGCAACACAACTTAGTAGAAAAAAATCATGATTGGCAATGGCTATTTGAGGCCCCCTTAAAAGAAATGTCACTAACACTTATAATTGAGTATAGTTTTTATTTGCTAGATCAATTAAAACTTGGTGCAATTTCTTTAGAAAAAGCTAATCAAACAATTGAATTAAAACGCTTGGAAAATATTGCTACTTTTTCTTTTTGCCATACTTTATCCTTAGCTAAAATTCACTTTATATTCAGATCAAAAAATGGTGTTTATTACTTAACAAATATTATGACTCACGGTTTAGACTTTATTCTTAATAATCTTAGAAAACATTTCTTTAAGTCTGAAGATGTTGTTTAATTACTTAACTTAACATAAAGGAAACTAAAAATGATCGATATTGCTGATCCTGCTAATACCAATGAAGATATAAAACTTCTAAGGAAATTTTTAGACATTCATAAAAAAGTAGATAGAACCTATAAAATTTACTTTTTAGCACTTAGTAGATTTTACAACTGGTTAGTATTAAATAATTTAACTCTTGCACAAGTTAATAAATCAGTTATTCAAAACTATGCAATTTTTCTTACCGACATCCCTGAAAATATGCGTAATAAAACAAAACTACAATATAACTCACCTGATTATAAACCATTTGCTGTCAAGTGTTTATCTCATTCTAGCATACAGCATCAACTTACCATAATTAATTCTTTTTATCTTTTTACTACGGATAATGGTTATATAGAAATGCCATACGATTTATGTGTATCCGCTAAACGTGCTGCAAAAATTGGTGCTCCTAAAAAACCTTTTAGTAAATATTTAACTTTTTCTCAAACAAAAGATTTGTTAAAAGTTGTTGCAAATCATCCCCGTAATAATTGGATTATTAAACTATTATTGTACCAAGGTTTAAGAATTCATGAAGCAGTTATAGCTAGAATGTCAGATGTATTTCTTAAATACAGCCCTACAATGAACAAAAATGCTTATTATTTAAACATTATCGGTAAAGGCAATAATAGAGAGACAGTATTAATATGCCCTGCTGCTTTAGAGGCTTTTTTACAGTATCGTCATAGTTTAGGGCTTCCTGATGTTCCAAACAGTAATGAATATGCTAGTTTGATTGGGGTAAGTTATGAATATGCACGCGACATAGTTACAGAAGCAGGCAAACAAATAGGCATAAATAATTTATCGCCTCACTGGTTGCGGCATACCTGTGCAAGTCTTTTGATTCTTAATGGTGCACCTGTTTGCGTTGTACAACACCATTTGCGTCATAAAGATATTAAAACTACTATGATGTATGTACACGCCTTTAAAAATGAAATGGAAGGAAAAACACTTACTCAATTAACTGCTTTATCAAACGAATTAGGAGAATTTTAATATGACACCGGTTTTATGGGAATATGAACACAATATATCAGTTATAGTAGATGCTGACAACGTTAGAATCTTTATTAAAGATCCTGAAAAGGGTTGTTCTATGATCACTGGGTTTAAAAATATGTGGGAATTAAGTGTTTTTGTGCGTAATTCTCCATTGGAACAAGGTACTAAATATAGTGTCGACATTGTTAAAGACAATCCATATATAGCGCATGAATGGGATGCTAGCGAATTTAATTTAACTTGGACTGGTTTATCTTTACATCAATTTCAAGATTATATGCAAGAAATATATGATCGTGAAATTGCTAAGGAAAAAGCAAAAGAAGAAGGAGATGAAGAATGGCTATAATCATATACATATTTGGTTTTTTATCGGGTATGGTATTAACCGCATTAATATTACGTCTTTTTAATTACCAGCATTTGCGAAATAATTTTAATATTCTTGACTTAAACAATGGTTATTTAATTTTAGAGAAAGGAAAAAAATAATGATTGATCGCATATATAATTTATGTAATTAGCTTATATGAATCATAATTATATTTTTTTTATTTAAATATTTATTTTTTGTTGTATAATTCACAATTTAAATTAACCACATTCACTAACCTTATGAATTATTATGCTAATCCTGCACTTTCACAAAGCAAGTTAAAAGAGCTTAAAAAAAGTCCAAGACATTTTTATACCAAATATATTATGATGTCAAGTCAGTTATCTACTACTCCAGCTATGGAATTTGGTAAGGCGGTACATATGTGTTTATTTGAACATTCTTTATTTATGAAAAATTATGTGGAAGAGCCAGAAGTTGACAAACGTACTTCTCTTGGTAAAGCTACTATATTGCGTTTTAATGAAGATCATCCTAATAAAATACTTCTTTCTAAAAACGATTGGACAGCAATACATCGCATTCGTAATGCAGTACTTAACAAAAGAACATCTCGCCATCTAATTAATAAAGGTTTGCCGGAACACGAATTATATTGGACTGATGAACCAACTAACATTTCTTGTAAAGCCAAACTAGATTACTTTATTGAACCATGTACTAATTTTCCCAATGGCATTATCATAGACTTAAAAACTACCACCAACGCTAATTGTGAAGAATTTGCTAAAGCCATTTATAAATTTGGTTATTATCATCAAGTAGCATTTTATGCTGAAGCAGTTAAAATAATTTATAAAACCGAGCACTATCCAACATTTATTTTTATTGCAGCCGAAAAAGAGGAGCCGTACGAATGTTCATTTTTTGGTGCTGTCACTGAAATGCTTGAGTTAGGACTAGCGGAAAACCGAAAACTAATTAATCTTTATAGAGATTGTTATGTTGCTAACCAGTGGCATGGCTACCTCGATCAAGTTGAAGAAATTAACTTACCAATGTGGGCTATTAATAAAATTAAAGGAAATTAAATGACTAATGATGCATCTACTATTTTAGAAACTGTGTCAGAACTTAGAACACCACCTCATTCTATTGCTGCTGAACAAATGATTATTGGTGGTTTACTGTTTGATCAAGATGCTTATATTGAAGTATCAAATATTATAAAAGAATGCCACTTTTATCGGCCTGAACATCAAATTATTTTTCGGCATATAGCTAAACTAAAAAGTAAAAATCGTGCAGTTGATCCAGTAACTATAGTGGCATCACTAAATGAAAGCAGCGAATTAGAATTTGTTGGAGATATTGATTACATAAATAACTTAGCAGAGGCAACAGTTAGTACTGTTAATATTGTGGCCTATGCGCAAATTGTATGTGAGAACTATATTAGGCGTGAATTAGCGCGGGTAGCGAAGGAGATTAGTGATGATTCTTATTCTGCTACCGATGCAATTCCAGTATTGGTTGATAAATGCGAACAAAAAATCTTTGCTATCAAAAATAATACTAATAATAAAAAAGGTAAAGTTATTGTTGACTCTTTACCTCAAGTAGTTGATAAATTTACCTTACGTGCTAATCAAGGAGATCCGAATCAAATTACTGGTTTAGCTACACATTATGTTGAGTTAGATAAATATACATCCGGTTTGCAACAAGATGAATTAATTATTTTAGCTGGCCGTCCAGGTATGGGTAAAACCGCATTTGCATTAAATATTGCACAAAATGTATCTATGCACAATAATTTACCAGTTGCCATCTTTAGTTTGGAAATGGGTGAGGAACAATTAATACAAAGGTTTTGGAGTGCAGTTTCTAAAGTACCGTACCAAAATATTAAAAGTGGCTATGCTGACAGCAATAATGTTCTTGATAAATTGTATGCAGGGGTAACAGTTTTAAAAAATTTACCAATATACATTTACGAAGTTCCTGGCATTAATGTGATTGATATTTGTTTAGAGGCACGTCGTTTAAAAAGTAAACAGCCTAATTTAAGTCTTATTATTATTGATTATGTGCAAATTATGTCAAGTTTAAATAGTAAATATAATAATCGTGCCCAAGATATTTCTGATATATCTCGTAACTTAAAATGCTTAGCAGTAGAATTAAAACTGCCAATTATTTTGCTATCACAGCTAAACCGTGAAGTAGAAAATCGTCAAGACAAAAGACCCTATATGTCAGATTTGAAAGAATCTGGTGCTCTTGAACAAGATGCAGATATAGTTATGCTTCTTTATCGTGATGAATATTATAATAAACAAATAAAACTTAGTCATCCAGATTATCAACCTAGTGAAAAAAAATGGGGAGTTCGTGATAATGTACCTGACAACAAAAATAAAGCTGAGTTAAATATTGCTAAAAATAGAAATGGCGAGACAGGCACTTTTGAGTTAATGTTTAATGCTGAATGTATGAGATTTGAAAATTTATATAAAGGATAATAATTATGAACCCACCTAATCAACTGCAAATACTAGATTCTCAATTTTTAGAGCGTCGTGCTGAATTTCAAGCAGTATTACCCAATAATTGTAGTTTTGAACGTTTTGCTAGAATAGTTAAAACTGCTGCTATTCAAACTCCCGATTTACTTATTGCTGATCGGGCTAGTTTATTTATGTCTAGTTTTAAATGTGCACAAGACGGTTTACTTCCTGACGGCAGAGAGGCAGCTTTAGTTATTTACAATACCAAGCAAAAAGACGGCTCATACAAAAAATTGGTGCAATATATGCCGATGGTAGGAGGAATTCTTAAAAAAATACGTAATTCCGGTGAATTATCTAGTATATCTGCCCATGTGGTTTATGAAAAAGACGAATTTGATTATTGTCTTGGTGATAATGAACATATAAATCATAAACCAGCACTAGTTGACCGAGGCAAACCAATTTGTGTTTATGCAATAGTCCATACTAAGGATCATGCTGTTTATCGTGAAGTAATGAGCATAGCTGAAATAGAAAAAATTCGCAATCTTAGTCGTGGAAAAGATAGTATGCCTTGGCAAGATCATTTTGCAGAAATGTGCCGTAAAACTGTGATACGTCGTATTGCTAAACGGTTGCCGATGAGTAGCGATATTGAACAAGTTATTAAACATGATGATGAAATGTTTGAATTTGACAAACCAATTACTACTACTAAGACAGATATTGAAACAATTAATCAGCAAATAATAGATATTAAAGCGGAGGAGGAAAAAGATGGCTCTTGTTAAAGGAAATATTGAATGTAAAGTACCTAGTTGTTTAGTGCCAATAGAAGTAGTTCTTTTTATTCGTGATCATGGTGCTGTACCACCGCATATTTTAAAAGAATTTATGAACACAATATATTCGCTTAACAAATTTACAGTTAGTAAAATGGTACATTTATTAATGGAGTACCATTTTATAGAAAAAGACCCTACGTATGATCGCAAACTTTATAGGGTAACTGATAAGATAATTGGTATGGGTTCAAGGTTTGATTACCCACTAACTAGACATTTTCCTAAAACTGGCGTTTTTGCTGTTGAATGATTTCTTTTTTTAACTTTTTATAGGAGTGTTTGATGAGTATTGTGTTTTATGATGATGAAGTACGTAAATTTTTGCGTCATAATCAGTTCCTTGATAAAAAAGATATTGCACCAGTATTTGATGCATATCATGATCTTCAGCTGTTAGATAACCTTGATGATTTGGATGTTTTATTAAACAATAATCATACTAATCATTTTTGGTTAGCATACGCATTGTATCATTTTGAAACCTCTTTAATTAATCGTCAGCTTAATTTATTGATGCAAAAAAATGTACAATCTGACAAAATTTTAGAATTATTAGTTGTGTGGATTAAAGAGGAATTGAAAACTATTAAAGACAAGGTAGCACAATACTGTCCTAGTGGTTTCACTTTAGCAGAAACAAGAGCTATTCATCGTTGGGTTATTTATAATAGACTTAATTGCTCGCCGTTTAAATATAATAATGAAATATCTTTTAAATTTTTACTAGAGGATATAGCTGCAAAAAAAGCTAGTGGTTTAAATTTAGTAGAAGCAATTGATTATAGTATTTTGCGAGCATGGAAGACAATTAATCCTAAAAAGAAAGCAAAACAACATAGTCCTGTAAATAAAAATGTATCTGTTAAGCATAGTTTATTTAATTAAGGATAAATATGCTATCAAATAATTTTACTAAAGCACAAATTAGCGCTGGCATTCCAAAATTTGCTAGCAAAAATATTAATTTTAATAGTTATGTTATTTATGATAATTTACAAGCTAAACTTGTAGAATGTTTAAAGAAATATGATGGTAGCCATAGCTTTATGATAATTAGCAAAAATAAAGGAATTGGTAAAACTCATTTAATATCTACTATAGCGAATATAGCTTTGTTACATGAATTAAACACCCGTTATATAGATCATTATAAATTTAATAGATTAGCTAAAAGTATTTCTTATCAGCAACAAGATTGCTATAATAAATATTTAGAATGTGATTTATTAATTATTGATGATTTTAATGCACAATTTTCTAATGCTATGGATACTATAATTAATGTGCGTGAGAATAATAAACAATTTACTATTATTGCAGCTAATAACATAGATGATAAAAATTCTATGACGTTAGTATGTAAAAAATGGAATTGGAGATTTTTTAATAATTTGGAATGGTTACCTTTTTATGAATATAAGAAGTTAAACCAAGTAGTGGAAGACACCAAATAGCAAGGCAAAAACTATTTAGTGTCCGTAATTTTAACTCTAGGATGGTATTATAGCATATTGATTTAAAATATGCTATAATATCGCTACACAATTAGTGCTATTTTTTTTGGAATAAAAATTATGACTTCTTTAATAGAAAAAATTCATGAGAAAACTGGTCAGCCTACTACAAAAATTAACAATGAATATGATCACATTAAAAATCATATTAATCAAGAACATACGGCGGGTAATAAATATGCTGAAACAATTGCAGCACTAGAAAAAGCTACTCATTACAAATCCCCTATTTCCCATCAAGGATTAGCGGATGGTTTGTCAACTAAATCTAATATACAATCTAAACTTAGTCATCTTTTAAAACAAAATCCTAAAAAATGAAACTAATAGATACGCGTGTTTTTTTATTATTTAACATGATGTTAGAAAAAGGTTTTAAATTATATGAAAGTAATTCTCACAGCGGAGTATTTCTTAGCAATTCTAAAACAGGTGTACAAATAACTTTTCCTCCACTTAAAAGAACAGGTTGTATTATTTTTAATGGAATAAAATATAATGACTTGGAATCAGCCTTACATAGTTTACTATCAAACAATTTTATTACGATGCAAGAATTAAAACAAATAATTAATATTAACGAGGAATCACACTATGTCTAGGCGACTATATGAAGAATTTGGTACTTGGAATTCTACTACCCAATATACTATAAACTCTGATCTTGATTTTACTACTATTCCAGTAGTATTAAATCCTACTGATAATATTACTTATAGAATGAGTAATGGTATAGCAACTGTAGGAGTAAATCCGGCACTTGATAGTGCTTGGGAATCATTTGGGGCGGCTAGTGCTGATATTAGCCCTAATTTATTAACTATAAACCTTATTCTTGGCAATACTATTACTGCAAGTAGTACAGCAACTACGTTAACTTTATTTAATAATACTATTTTTAACACCGTAATAAGTGGCTCACTCATTACTTTGACTAATGATAATGCTATTAATCTGCCAAAAGGTTATAATTTTTTAGTTACTGTAGCTATGCAGGGAGATACTTTTAGCGCCGCACCAAGTGAATTACAGCTTTATATGTCAAGAAGCCTAAATGGTGGTTCTTATGTTGATGCTGCATCTTATTTGCGCAATTCTTCTATGGCTCTTAATACTACTACTAACTTAAAAGGTACTGCATCATATTTAACGGTACCTATTGATACTGGTTCATCTGGTTTAAATGCTAACGTAAAAATATT